CAACTGCCGCGACTGCGGCGAGCCCTTCCGCTGGACCGGCGCCCCGGCCGGCCTCTCCCCGACCCGGCCGACGTGCAGCGTGGATGAGAGCGAGCTCCGCGCGCCGATCCGACCGGCCAGCGCTGACCCGGACTTCGGCCTCGGCCTGCCCGGGTTCGCCGTCAACTACCGCCCCGGCCCGGCCGCCGGAGCCTGACACTCCGCCCCGCGCCCCCGGGCCACACTGACCCCATGACCGACCGCCCCGCCCCGCTGCCCGGCCTCGATGAGGAACTGGCGGCGGGGCGGCGTGTTGTCCGCTGCCGGGTGTGTGGGCGGCCGCTGGTGGGGAGGGCGCGGGCCGCCGGTCTCGGGGACGGGTGCGCCGCGAAGCTCGGCATGCGGACCGCGCCGGCGCCGGGACGGTTCGAGGTCGAGCAGGACGGGCTGTTCGGGGGGTGAGCGGGCGGCCCGGAACTCGTGTCTGAGCGCCGGAAGTTGACCACCATCGACTCTCGATAACATGCCATATCTCGGGCGAAAAACCAGTACAATTAGGCATGGTCAATCGCGATGATCCAAACTGGTTGTGGGAGTTCCGAGCCGAAGATTTCGTGCACGCCCGGCTCCGTGAAGACCTCGCCGAAGCCGAGTCGCTCCCCAACGGCTCACAGCGCGAAGCCGCCGTAGATCGCGTCATCTCCCTGCGACTCGCCGTCGTCCAGCACTCGCCCTACATGGATAAGCACGGCCAGAGTTGGGGCCAGTGCATCACCTGCCCCGGCGCCTGCGGCTTCCCCTGCTCCACGATGCGGTACTTCACCCGCATGTGGCGCCACCATCCCGACTACCGATCGGGCTGGAACGAGAGCCTCGACCAGGAGGGCGGCCCCTCCGACTGGCAGCAGGAGCAACTCCGCCTGGCGGAGCTCGGCGGCTACCGCCACGAGTTTCTCGCCGAGCACCCGGAGGCGGCATGACCGAGAAGCCGCCGCTGGAGTGCGCCCTGTGCGGTGCCGCGATCTGGAACTGGACGCCGACCGTGTGGAGCGACCCTCCAGACCGTGAGCCGTTCTGTGACGACGACTGCCTCGCCACGGCGACCGCCGTCAACCACAGCATCCCGCCCGCCATCGACCGGGCCGCGCGCCGAGACCACAGCCTCTGCGGCAAGTACCCATGCTCGGACTGCCGATGAGCGAAGCCCTCGTCCCGCGCCAGCCGGATGCCGCCCCCGCTGCCTACGACGCGGCGACGCTTGCCGTCCTGGCCGCCATGGAGCAGGCCGCCGAACAGCATCTCGACGCGATCCGCCCCCACAACACGAAGCGCGGCTACGCCAACGACTGGGCACTCTGGGAAGAGTTCCACGACTGGCTCGGCGAGCGCACCGGGCACCGGCTCGCGTCGACCGCCGTCACCAAGGGCACCCTCGTCGGGTTCGTCGTCTGGCTCGACACCATCAAACTCGCCGCCCCCAACAGCATCGACCGCCGTATCACCGGCGTCACCGTCACCGCCCGCCGAGACCACGGCGTCGAAGTACCCAAAGAGGCCACCGTCGCCGCCCGCCAAGCCCTCAAACCGCTGAAGAACGACCCCGAGCGCATGGCCCGCGGCCGGGGCAAAGCCGCCGCCGTCACCCCCCAGCAGCTCCGGCAGATGAACGCCGCCGTCCCTGCCGGGCTCGCCGGACTCCGCGACCGCGCCCTGTGGCTCATGGCCTTCGGCATCGCCGGACGCTCCGCCGAGGTCGCAGCCCTCCGAGCCGACAGCATCACCCTCGTCAGCAAAGGCCCCGACGTGGACGTCCCCGCCGTCAAGGGCAGGCCGCCCCGTACCGTCGTCGTCGCCTACGGCAACAACCCCGACACCTGCCCCGTCCGCGCCTGGCTCACCTGGCGCGCAGCCTCCGGCATCACAGGCGGCCCCGCGTTCCTACCCATCACCGCATGGGGCCAACTCGGCGACCACGCGCTGTCCCCGGAAGCCGTCCGCGAGATCATCACCCGCAACGCCGAACGCGCCGGACTCACCGTCCGCCTCACCGGACACTCGATGCGGGCAGGATTCATCACCACCTCCCGCATCGCCGGGAAACGCGAAGAGAAGATCCGCGCCCAGTCCGGCCACGCCGCCAACAGCCCCGCCTTCTGGGGCTACATCCGCGAAGCCGACAAATGGACCGACGCAGCATCGGAGGACATCGGACTATGACCACCAACCCGCACCCCACGACCGCCCACTCCGGCGGCACAACCGACACCACGGAGGATTGACCCGTGAGCACCGACCACCCCGGCGTCTGCGACGCCTACGCGCCACCGACCGACAACCCCGAGGACTCCGGATTCTGCGCCCGCTGCGGCATGTTCGACTGGAGGCACGCGGACGCTGTCGCCACGGCGCTGCGGGAAGTCCTCGCCGTCTTCTCCCGCGCGCATCCCACCGGCGAGCCGCAGACCACCATCGGCTACGTCGCCCAGCACCCGATCCACCCCGACGACTACCAGCGCTGGCAGCGCGCGCTCGGCGGACGACCCGAACCCCCGAAGTGCCCGCGCTGCAAGGGGCACGGGATCGTCCCCGACTGGACGAACTGGGACTCGTACCACGGCGAGCCGAAGCCGAAGCCATGCCCCGACTGCACCCCGAAGGAGCCCACCCCGTGATCCGCCAGTACGCGCTCGCCGTGTCCTACAGCGACGGCTCCGGCATCCTCCGCACCTTCGGCCCGTACCCGACCGAGGACGCAGCCAAGACCGCCGAACCGGGCCTGCGCGAGCTGTACGAGCCCGACAGCTTCGGCACATGGGCGGTCGTGCCGCTGTTCAGCGTCACCATCGCCCCGGCCACCGAGCACGCCGCCCCGAAGGGGGGCTGAAACCATGCGCCGCACCGCCCGCTGGCTTCACCGTCACGGCATCGCCCGCACCCTCAACAGTTGCAGCAGCAACTCACGGCCCGAGGTCACGTACCTCATGGAAGGCCGCCCCTGGACTCCACGCTGGCTCATCGTGTGGGCCGCGAACAAGAACTTCGCCCGGATGTACACCTCACGCGCGAGCCAGCTCTACGAAGTCGCGATGGACCGCACCCGGCGCTGGAGTCTGGAGTACCGGCCAACCGATCGCAGGGCCACCCGGTGAGGGCCTTCCCCTATTTCTCCCCCGGCGCCCCTCGTCGCGGCGACCCCCGCTGCAGCCTCATTCCGGCCCGCGCCGCGTCCATATGCGGCGCCCCCGCCACCTGGCACGTTGCCTGGCGGTTCGCCCCGGAGGCGGTCTTCTCCTTCGCCTGCGACGAACACATGGCCGCCATCCGGCGGGACTTCGCCTACGTCGACCGCCACCCCGCCGAGGTGGCGTGCGACATGCCCGGCACGGGCTGGCTCCTGGCAACGCCGTCCCGCTGCGAGCCCGTCACTACGGAGGACCCGGTGGTCGGCATCCGGATTGAGAACCCCGAGCCCGCACGGTGAGGGCCATCACCGCGGCGCTGGCGGTCTACTTCGTGTGGGCCGCCCTCGCCCATCCCGCGACCGAAAACCGCTATACCCGCCTCGGGCGTGCGACGATCGACACCCAGAAAGGAGGCCCGCCGTGACCGAGCCCGTCCGCAACAGCCAGGGCAACTTCATCCGCACACCCGGGCAAGTCGACCACGACGCCCATGCCGCCCAACTCCGCGGCCAGGGACTGTCGTACCGCGCCATCGCCGCCGAGCTCGGCGTGTCCGTCTCCAGCGCCCACCAAGCCGTCGCCCGCGCATTCCGCGACACCCTCACCGAACCCGCCGAGCAAGCCCGCGCCGTTCAGCGCGCCCGCCTCGAACGCGCCCACGAGGCCGCCATGGCCGTCCTTGAAGCCGAACACGTCGCGATCTCCGACACCAACGCCGCTGCCATCCATGAGCTGAACCTGCGCGCCATCGATCGCGTCGTGAAGGTCTCCGAGTCCCTGCGCCGCCTCGACGGCCTCGACCAGCCCGTCAAGGTCGACGCGACCATCACCGAGGTCACGCAGCAGGACGTGGAGCTACGGGAGATGGTCAACGAGTTCCGCGCCAGGAACAGCACCACCGAGCAGCAGCTCCGCGCGCGGCGGGAGGG